ACAGGATCAACTAATATGATGAGCAGAGGCGATGTGGTTAAAAGCCGCCTCAAGGGTTTATTGGAATAAGGTGGAAATATGGCAAATGGATTTGACTTCAGCAACATAGGCGCCATATTTGGCGGCGGTATGGGCGGCACACCATCGGGTCTTGATGCGCTGCTGTCAGAAGATCAGCGCAAACTGCTTGGCCGAAATGCTGCGATGTCAGCAGCTGCTGCACTGCTCCAAGCTGGTGGCCGAAGCACAACCCCAATCAACTTGGGCCAAGCACTTGGATCAGCTTTGCAGGCTGGCCAGCAGGGCTATCAGCAGGCAAGAGCTGGGTCGCTGCAAGATTTGCTTTTGGGTCAAAAATTGACTGAGGCTCAACGCGCAGCAAAGGCTGATGCTGACTTCTTAAGAATGTTGCAACCACCAGAAGCTGCGGCTGCTGCGCCTGCACCAATGCAACCATTGACTGGCGAGGCAGTGCCACCAATTGAGAGATTTATGTCGGAGACAGTGCCAGCAGCGCCAACAGCGCCTGCACCAATGACGACCAATGCTTTGGCCAACTTGAGTCCACAGCAACGCGCCTTGATTGGCGGTCTTGGCCGCGAGAAAGGCACTCAGTATTTGCTTGAAGCTATGAAGCCAGAAGCAACGCCAGAAAACATTAAAACATTGAGAGCATTGGGTTTGCCAGTGACTTTAGAAGGCTTGCGTCAACTTGACAAACCAGAGCCATCACCAGCTGAGTCAAGATTGCTAAGAGAAGCCGGAGTGCCTGTGACTCTTGAAAACATCATGCAGCTCAGAAGGTCTGGTGCAACCAATCTCAGTGTCAAAGTACCAGTAGACATGACTAGTGGACAAAAGGGCTTTGAGAATGAAATGAGTCTTGGTAAGGCATTTAAATCCGAGCCAATTTATAAAGACTTCAGCGACATGCAGGCCGCATTTGGTCAGGTGGTTTCATCATTGAGCGCAGGCACACCAATTGGTGATGTTGCTGGTGCTACCAAGATTATGAAATTGCTAGACCCAGGCTCTGTGGTGCGCGAGTCTGAATTGGCAATTGCCATGGCTGCCTCTGGCCGCATGGACAGATTGCAGAACTATTTCAGCAACATGATGTCTGGCCAAAAGCTCACGCCTACACAGCGGGATGACTTTAAGGCTTTGGCCAACGAACTGTATGCAGCTGCTGGGCAGGCATACAACCAAAAGCGCGGTGAATATGAGGGATTTGGTCAGGCTTATGGTTTTAAAAACCTTAATACAGCTCTTGGCGCTCCAGCAAAAATCCCATCATTGATGCGCAATGCACCTGGTGCAGGCGGCGGTGCAGCGCCATCCATAGGCGGCGGTGGTACAACAAGACCATCCCTTGGTAACATCTTTGGAATACCAGGAGGCTGATCATGGATGGCATTAAAGAAAAAATCAAAGAAGCTCAAAAAGCTGGCTACAAGGATGACGAAATCATTCAATTCTTGGCCCAAATGCCAACTGTTGGACCACAGGTCACGGCAGCGCTTGAGAATCAGTACAAGCCAAGCGAAATCCTAAAATTCTTAGGCCAGTCTCCGGCCTATCGAGAAGGCACAGAACTGCCAACGGCATTTCGCGGTTTTGTCAGCGCCATGCAAGGCCCAACATTCAACGCATTCCCCAAAATTGTGGGCGCGGTCGGCGCTCCATTTGCAGCCATTGAGCAAGGCATTCCATTAAGTGAAGCCTACGCACAAGGCCGTGACATCATGCGCGGTGCTGCTGAGTCCTATGAGCAAGAAGCGCCATTCAAGGCGGCTGGTGGCCAGATGGTGGCCAGTTTGCCAATGGTCCTTGGCGGCCTGCCAAGCACTGTCGCGAGAAATGTTGGTGGAGCTGCACTGCCTGCAATTGGGAAGGTGGCGCCAAGTGTTGCGCCATCAATTCAAGCAGCAGGCAGATACATGACTGCCGCGCCTGGTGCTGGTCAAGTCATGGGTTTAGGCCAGCGCATGGCCCAAGCTGGTGGCTCTGGTGCTGGCTATGGATTTGTCAGCGGCCTTGGTGGCTCATACGAAGATGACGCATTGGATGTGCTGAAAGAGGCCGGCAAGAGCGCATTGGTCGGCGGCAGTCTTGGTGTTACCACTCAGCCGGTAATGAGCATGGTTGGCGCTGGTGGTCGTCAGGTCATGGCGCGCATGTCTCCCACAGCTGCTGGCACATACGCCCAGCAAAAGGTGGCAGAGGCTTTGATTCGTGATGTGCCAGAGCCATTGACAGGGGCAAACGCATTGACCAGAGCGCAGGCCAGACTTTTAAAGTTAGGCCCAGAGGCTCGCATTGCCGATGTGGGTGACAAGTCAATGCGTAACTTGCTTGATGTGCAGGCCACATTGCCTGGCACAACGGCAGCTGCTACAGAGCGCGCCATTCGTGAGCGCCAAGTTGGCCGTGCCGGTCGGTTGATGACTGGCGCTGACGAAACACTTGGAACTGGTGGCGCTCAGTTTTTACAGACTTTGGACAATTTCAGCGCTCAAAGGTTTGCTGAATCACGCCCCTACTATGCAGCCATCGATAAAGCGGTTTTGCAAGTTGACAATTCTTTAACTGATGTATTTAATAAATCTAAAGGTGTTCAAGGCGCTTCTGAATTGTTATTTCAGACCAAGACTGGTCAGACAATTGATTTGTCCAAGCTCAAGTATGGTGAGCAAGTGCCAATGAATGTCTTAGATACATTGAAGCAATCTTTATATGACGCATCAAAAGAATTAAGAAAAGCCGGACAAAATTCACAAGCCAATGCATACGATGATGTGCGTGAGAAATTAGTTGGGGTGCTTGAGTCCAAGTCACCCAAGGTGGGTGGCCAGTCTGCATATACCTTGGCCATGAAGACATGGGCTGGACCATCCCAAATGATAGATGCTGCTGAAATTGGTAAGAGTGTGATGAAGGGCGACATTCTGGACATTCAGCAAGCCACAAGGGGAATGAGTCCATCAGAGATTGACGCATTCAGAATTGGCGTGTTGCAAGGTTTGCGTGAAAAGACCGGCACAGAGGCTGGCCAAACATCATTGCTCAAGTTTTACAAAGAGCCAGCAACGCAAGATAGATTGAAGGCTGCATTTGGAAATGATTACAAGGCATACACAGCAACTGTGCTGAAAGAAGAGCAACTTAAGAAATTGGAATCAGTTGGCCGTGGATCACCGACTTTTGCAAGACAGGCTGGGGCTGCTGATCTTGATGTCGCACCATTGGCTCAGACAGCTGGCGCGGTATCCTCTGGAAGCCCAATGGCTATTGTCACGGCTGCCACCAATATGGCCCGTCAGACCCAAACCCCAGAGGCGGTGCGAAATGAGATTGGCCGCATCTTGCTCTCGCGTGATCCACAGCAATTGACCCAACTGGCTGAGATTGTTAGGAGAATGAACGAATCTCGCGCAAGAGCTGCTGGTATTGCAGGCAGAAGCTCTGGCCAGATCGGGGGAATGTTGCCCGACTATGTCGCGCCATAACTAAGACCCAAAAAACGCAGCCACCAGAGGGTCGCGTTTGACGACCCGTCTTTTCTGGCGGCGTCTGGCCAAGCTGAAGTCTTTGTCATCAGCGCTCATTTTCTCGCGGTGTTTTCTGATGCGCTCGATGCCTGGCACTGGACCAGGCGCAATTGCATCTTCACCCTCACCCCATGACCACAGTGGCCGCCACTGGCCATTGGCGCTCACTCTGGTGTAGCCGGAGATGTGGACCAGCTCATGGCGGTGCATGTCAAACAGGATTCTGGCTGCGCTTCTGCGCACACAAAAGCACATCTTGGCCAGATCAAGGTCAGACAGATTGCCTTTTTTCTGCAAGGCCGCCTCAATAGCGGGGCTTACACGGGGTTTATTGCCTCTAGGCATCACTGGCCTCCATTCGTGCTTTTAGGCGCTCCAGCATGGCCCTGACCACGAATGCGCGGCTTTTAACTTCATCTGGCATTGCGTGGCCAAAGACTTCTGGTGAGAGTAAGTCTTTGACCAAGTCGAGGCAGACTTCAAGGGCCGCAGGCAATTCCCGCTGGGAATTCATAAACTGCTCATTCGGCACATGGTAGTGGTTTGCGGGTTTCATTGAAGTTGATCCTTAATTCTTTGTCCAAGCCACGCCACAACTGGCACGGCCCAACTGTTGCCAAGTGCTTTATACCTTGGCCCATCTGGTGACTCAGCAGCTTTGCGCCAAGGGATATTAGTGTAGCCATCGGGAAAGCCTTGCAGGCGCTCGCACTCAACTGGCGTTAGGCGGCGCACGGCCATGGATTGAAAGACAGCGTGACTGTCACCCTTAGTCAATGTGTTCATTGGATCACCAGGTTGGCCAATACCAAGACCATTGCCTTTGCCCATGGTTTTGTCGCCATTCTTGCCTGCATGGCGTGTTGCTTGATCGTGGATCGGTATTGGTTGAGCCAAAAATGTCTCACTCCCGCCGCCTGCAACACCGCCCGAAGCCTTGATTGTTCCGCTGACATTGGCTTCACGATATTGAGCAAGGCTACTTTCATAAAATGAACTGACAGGCAGTAAATGACCACTATTGATAGTCTGATGATTCATTTTGTTGCCACCGCACTCGGTATCCAATGCACCAACAACTGACGTTTCTATAAACCATTCGTCTTCACAGTTAAATCCGACACGACTGACTCTAGTGCCGCTTGAAGAGATGGTGGGAGTGACTTTCCCCTCTTTTCGGCTCGGCGCAATATCCCTGCGCAAGCCCTCGAACTCAAAAAGAATCTCTGCGGGATTGATGTCGTCTCTAGCACTTGCGACAACGAACACACGGCGGCGTCGTTGGGCCACTCCGAAATATTGGGCATCGAGGACTCGCCACGCGACTGTTCTTTGGGGGCCAAACACACAACCAGCGTTTGACCATCTCTCCCCTGGCGCTGTGATCGGCTCACTTTCACCGGCAAGCGCTCCAAGAAAGCAGCCGAAGGCATTGTCTTTGGTGTTGAGGACTCCTGGCACATTTTCCCAGAAGACGATTGCTGGAGCATCTCCTCGAAGAGATCGAACATGGTCAATTGCATTTGCTATCCCTACAAAGGTGAGTGAAAGATTGCCTCTGGCGTCATCCAGAGAATTACGAAGGCCAGCCACAGAAAAGGCTTGGCATGGAGTGCCGCCGCAGAACAAGTCTGGAGCTTCAACTTGGCCAGACAGAATCTTCTCTGGCAAGAGTGACATGTCACCGTGGTTGGGGACATCAGGGTAATGGTGCTTTAAAACTGCACAAGGGAATGGCTCAATCTCAGACAGCCATGCGGCAGTCCATCCAAGGGGATGCCAAGCCACAGAGGCCGCTTCAATACCAGAGCAAACAGAGCCGAATTTCATGGCGTGTTTTCCTTATATTTCTCCAGTGCAGAAATCTCGATGTGGTCCACCAAAGATTGCAGCAGCATGTGGGCGATGTCCACATCAGTGCCGGCAATGTATGCGTTATTGAGGGTCATGGACTCTTCAAAGTCAGGCTCATAGGATGCGCCATAAGAATCTGTCGAGCCTTTTTCTTCTGGGCTGTATTCCAAGAAGCAGACCAGATCAACATCTTCAACAATGGCCTTGAACTCATACAAGTCTCTGGGGCAAGATGGCGTGGGTTTCATTTTCTCTCCTGTAATGAAATCGGCATGTACACACATGCTTTACTTTTTGAATTCACAACAACCACCCCCGAATCCTTATGCCGCTTGCAATTCATGCACTTGGCATCAGGCTTTTGGGGTTGGCAGCCTAAGTAGTTCATGCTTGCTCTTTTGTGTAAAGCGCAATTGGCTTGTATACGCTTGAAGGCTTTTTCCAGCGGAAATATCTGTGGCCAGCTGCGTTCTCGCAAAGGTATGCAACTGGCTCTGAAATTGCTATTGAGATCACGCCAGTCTGGGTGGGTGTTGGTTGTTCCAAGTATTTAGCGTAAACAAGATCAGCGACAAGGGCTGCAAAGTGCTCAATGTCACCATGCAAGGTCAGGCCATTGGCCTCGATCAATTCAAAGATTTCGTCTCTGCTCATGCTGACCACCATGCCACCAGAAGGCAGGCCAAGCCAACGCCAATGGCCAAGGCAGTCAAATAGTCAAGGAGGGTTTCGGTTGAGGGTTTCATCGGTTTCTTTCGTTTGTGGTTTAAATAGCGTATTGGTCTAATGTTTTATGGCACTTTGCAATTTGCTCTTCTGACATAAATACATATTCAGTGTGGCCATCAAAGCGGCCAAGCCTCTCTTTTGTTTGCTGGTCAATCTTTGTCCCAATTGCCAGCAGCTCTTTTTCAACTTTTGCAGCTTCAGCTTCTATTTTTGTGAATCTGATAACTTTGAAGTTAAAACCTGATTTGCGCATGTTGTCATACATGCGCTGCATGATTCGACCATCAGAGGAAATGCCAACTTTGTAAACATTCTCAAAGTCAGGGTCTAAGACCTTGGCCAAATAAACAATGTTTCTCTTATGTTTTGTTTCCATGTGGGCGCTGATTCGTGTCCAGATTCCAAGTTTTCTAGCAGTCCCATAAGCACCGCTATGGGAATTTTGAAAGTCAATTCTTCTGGTGTACTGCTTTGCCAGCTCTTCAAGTTTCTCAGCAGTCCAATTTGTGTAACTCATAGTTTGTCTCCGTCATCACAAACAGATTGTGACAGAATTAAATTTTGTTGCAAGAACTAATTCTGTCCATGTTGTTTTTATACATATACCGCAATTAGAATGCGCCCATGGAATCAATTCACACTATCAGGGCAAGGGCCAAGGCTCACAAGATAACCATGGCTGCGGTGTGCGAGGCCGCTGGCATCCAGCAGTCCCAAGTCAGCCGGTGGCTGTCTGGAACTGTGGAGCCTCTGTGGACATCAGTCAATCAATTGAACATTGCGCTCAATAAGCTGATCGAGGACAGATCACCAGTCATTGTCGACTGATTCGGCAGCTGGCGCCTTGCCGGCCACCACGCCAAAGTCACTGGCAGCACTTGGCTTTGCACCACCAAGCGACTCACCCTTGGCCAGCAGCATGATGTTGTTCAAACCATACGACACGCCCTTGTTGCCAGCCTGGTCATAGGCATAAGCATTCAAGCTCACACGGCCATAGTCGCCAGAGACAATGTCTTGGCTGCCAATGATGTCGTGGCCATGCATGTCCACAGCGCCAGGCTTGGTGGTTGACTTGGTGTTGAAAA